TTCTTAATAGCTTCAGCTGAGTTGCGCGCTTTTACGTCAACTGTTTGTCCTTTAAAGAGTTTACCAGCTTTCTTAGTAATAGTTACTGTCCAAAATTTAACTGCTTCTTCAAGACCTTCTGCATACATATTGTATCCACGAACGTCTTCTTCGTCTTGTGTTTTCTTTATAAACTTTTCTGCGGCTGATTGGTCCTTAAAAGACTTTTTCATTTTTTTGCCATTCCACAATTCGACTGAAGCAATTACTTTTTTCGCTTCTTCAAGATCAACAGAATCCTTAAGAACAAACTTGACTTCTCGCGCACCTTTAAAAAAGTTAATTAGTTTAGGATCGTTTGGAAAAATAATTTCGTCATCTTCAAGTTGTTCAATTTCACCTTTATACTGAGGAAACTTTTTCTCTGCTTGTTTAATAAACCTTTTGATACCTTTTGGATTGTTAACAATCGCGCGATTTTCGTCTATAAATTTTTTGTACGCTTCTTTAATAATAGAAGGTTTACTAAAGTCTGCATCTTCATAAATAAAGTCTTGATCAAAATCTTCACCAAGTACTATTGAACATATCTCTTTAATGCGTTCTTCTTTTAAACGAGCTGATTCGAACGTATCGCCAATCATACCATTTGTATAGTCTTGAATCTTCTTTAACCTATTCTTATCATTAGGATTATCGATATATTTGGCGTAAGCCTTTTGAAATTCGGCATCATCCATGACTTTATCAATAATTCCGCCAATCTTTTTAGTTGCAGCTTTTACTGACTTAATAATGTCTTTAACAGAAGCTTCTTCGACTGCTTCTGTCTTACGTGTACCAAGCTCGCGGGTGAGATCTTTTACAATCTGCCTGGCCTTTGGATTAGACACACCTTTAAAAATATTAAGGAACGCCGTTAGCTGGCTTACGTCAAGTAGCGATAATTTTTTTTGATTGATTTCTGAAATGTTCATAGTTCCCATAAGGTTGTTATTCTATTTATAATAATGTCACCTTCCAAATTCATGGCCTGCAACTCTTTTCATTTGTTTTTTGTATTCTTCAAAATCTGGTTTTGTTTTATACAGTTTAATTGATATTTCGTTGCGATCTTTACCTTTAATACGCCATTTGAATCCTTTTTCCAAATGATCTGGTTTAGTGGTTTTAACAACGCGTCTTTCGAAACCATCTTCCCATGTTTCGCTTTTACCAGTTCCTTCAGCGTATTCTTTAAACGATATCATCCTCTGACCTTTGCTGCTAAGTCTTTGTCTGCTCCACCCCATGTACCTTTACTTTTAGTAATAAAGGAATTAACTCTAGCAAATGCCCATTGGTGAGGTGTTGCTCCTGGGCGGTGACCAGTTTTCCAAGCAGCCATTCCGCGGTCAAATACTTGCTTTAATATACCATAAGCTATACCAGATTTTTCTGCTTTCTTTTTCAATCCAGCAATTTGCTTTTCGTCAATTTGGCCAGGTGTATCTTTTTTATGATCGGCCGCCGCCTTACCTATTTCTACAAACTCTCCAAACTTTTTACGATAAGCGAGGGTATGTTTCGAAACTTTAGTCTTCGCTCTTGCGTCACCTGGCGCTGGATTGTACGCCTTTGGATCGTCATCGTCTAATTTAGCTTGCTTATTAAACTGTGCTTGTCGTTTCGATTTAGTCGATTTCGAAAGACCTTTTCCGTAAGTAGGATTTAACTTTTCTTCAAGTGACGTGATCGCAAGTGAATGAATGAAATACTTTTTGCTATCTTCGCCAATAACAAAGTTAGACTTTCTATGTTTAATAACCACGGGTTGATTATTGAAAAACGCAGTATCACCTATATTAAATATTTCTTCAGCTATGTACCTTTCCCTTTTATCGGATAGAGGTGGCAATTGAATGTGTTCTCTAAAACTTGTTTTTTCTTTCAGACCCATTCTTTTACGAATAAGATTAAACAGCGTCATATCTTCTCCATACGCTTTAGTTAATCCTAAGCTAAACGATTTAAAATCTCCTTCTTCGGCCGCTTTGCGCATTTTAGATGCACTCATTCCTTTAACACCTTCAGCGTCTGGATCTCTTTCACCTGCAGATATAACTTCTATACCATCTACAAAATTATAAAATCCGTGTTTACCTTTTACGTCATTGTACTTATTAAGCAACTTTTGAAATTCAGATACCCGATCAGATCCTACAACCATTTTGATTTTTGTAAATCCCTGATCGTAAAGAGCAGTAGCAATGTGAAAGACTGTCTTTGCTTTTATATCTTCAATGATGTTTCTACCATGATTAGGAAACATCTTACGCATTACTTTTATTTTTTCGCGATACTCTAATGGGTTTTTATCTTTGTCGTTGCTTTGCGAAGCGTAAATTCTATAGTTACTACCTTTAGCGACTTTAGCGACTTTTGATAGAAGTTTACCATGCCCTATAGTAGGTGGATTAAATCTTCCAAACGTAAAAACAGCTTCTGAAACCTTTGCATCGTTAAATTGTTTAAATGACTTCATCGTATTTATCGTTTTGCGTTGGTGATTTTTGCTTTATACGGACCACTCGCCATTTTTTCTTCAACCTGAATTAAGGTCCTTATATACGCTTGGTATGGCGATTCTTGAAGTGCGCTATAGTCGTCTATTTTTCCCATTTGTTTATAGAGAAATTTGAAATCACCTCTTTTAGCGAACTTAAGCAAATCCTTTGTTTTAGATTCAACATCCTTCTTAAGCGTGTTATAGTCAAGTTTCCCAATGCCTAGTATCACTATAGCAGGATTCTCAGGAGTCTTTTTTGTCTGAGGATCTTCCATGTCTATATATCCAGAAATTTCTTTTCTGGTTTTCGCTTCAGACAATAGTTGTGTTATCTTTCCCATCCCTTTATTACGTCTTTTGAAAAATTGTTTGTTGAAAATTCCATGCGGTCTACTAACTTTACCGCACCATTTGTTGTTTTGTCTATTGCGACAAATCCTTCTGATCCTGTAACTTTAAATCCATTTTTAGTTCTTACAAAGGTGTCAATACTTTTTACCTTATCTAGTTTATTTATAATAAGTAATTTGGCGTCCACGATAGCGTTCATAAGCTCAAACATAAGTTCAAGGTTTTTCTTATTTTCTGATGAAAAGAACTTAAGTAACTCTTCTTTTTTAGCATCAATCGCCGCTTTACCTTTTTCGCTTGAACGCTTATCTTTTTCTTTCGCAAATTTGTTATCAAACCATTTTAATAGGTTTTTGACGTGCGATTTTGTATTAGTAATTCTTTCGCCTTTTCTTACCAGTGTATTGTTGAATGTCTCAATCTTTATAGCTAAATCAATGTTGTTTTCAAGTTCTCTTAGAGTAGTTCCTTTTATTTTTTGAAATATTTTTCCTGCTTTCGAAAGTGATGAGGTTACTTCAGCGGTGTCTTGGTTTGTCAACGTTGCTGTCCCTGACACATCTCTATAATTAGCGTCTTGATACCAAATGGTGGATTTTTGTTTTAGACCTCCAAGGTTTACTCCGTAAGAAGCTTTCATGTTTTCGAAAGAATTGCCCTTATAAGTGGTATGAAACACCACGCCAAGATTCGCCTTTAAAATTTGTTTTGCTAAATCAGCATTTGCAGGAATCGCATAAACAATCGTGTTTGGCTGAAACGTGATATATTTTTCACCGTCGATAGATTCACTATTTACATCGCCCTTTGTAAACATAATGTCACCTTGTATAACATCTTTAATGCCTAAATCTTTTAATTCGTCAAACGCTACTTTCAATTTAGTAGATAGATCACCACTTGTATCTGCTTCGATGTCAGCGTGGTTTTTGTAAACCTTAGGTTCTTTATTGAATATACCTTTTTTTGCAACAAAGAATTCACCGTCTGAAGGATCTACACCAGCAAATACTGCAGGTGCTCCATCCCATTTTACTGTAACATCTGTGTTTTTCGAAGATGAACCGCTTAACATATCTCTCAATGATCGAAGAGCCATTATAGCATCGCGGGATCCTTTTACACCACCGTAAATAACGCGGTCTTCGATGTGTGTCATATGTACGTTTTTTCCGGCCTTTGCAGCTTCTGAAATTTCTACATAAGAACTAAAGGATTTTATAGAAGGTTCTTTTATTTCTAATACTAAATCGCTGTCGCCTGTTTTATAAATTCTATGATATTCCATTTTAGGAATAAACATCTCAACTCCTTTTTCCATTAGTTTAGGAATTTCGTTATCCATTTGGAAATACCAATCGTTACCTTCAATAACCTTTACGGTTCTATCTTTTAAATCTCTGTGCCAAACTAATTCGTCGGACTCAAGCAAATGATTGAAAGTTCTTATTCGAGTACTTCTATCTGTGTACTTATCTATATACGGTTTACTCATTACCAGAAAAAGTTTCCTCCACCTTTTAGTCCAAGCTCTTTTGCATATCTAGGAAGATTGCAAGACCAATAGCCTGGTTTTGTTTTATCTTTTTTAGCAGCACACTTGTGACGTGCTGCAAATGATTTTCTCGCTGCAAGGTTATTTATCTTTGCAGATAAACCTGATGTATCTCCGAATTGAACTTTGATTACGTTACCTTTATCGTTTTTAACATAAACATAAAATTTCTTTTTACCTCCACGCTTAGGGTCGTTTAATTTAACCTCTTTACCTTTGTATTCTGCAGCTTCATTAATGAAAGGGTGATCTAAAGGTACTTCTTCACCTTCGTGTAATCCAAATTCGCCAATGTCAGTTGAAAGTAAATACTCATCAAACTCTGTTAATTGAATTGACTCTTTTAAATTCCGTGCATAGGAGAACAGCTTATAGTAGTTTTCAGAATGAGGGCGGAAAACATTATGAGCCAATGGTATTTGGTTATCGTTATGAAATGCTAATGCTGCTTCTAATACGTTACTCATAAATTTTAACATATGCTGAAGAGTCTTCAGTCTTACTTCCTGCGTAATTAATTAATTTGGTTATCCACCGATTAGTCTTTTTACCGCCAAATCTTTCGACCGCTTCAATAAAATAAAGAGTTCCTAATTTTGCGTGGATCCAGTCACCTTTTTTAGTTTGTATGTTTTTATCGAAATCATCTTGTGTTATTCCTTCAACCTTTTCCATTAGCTTAAACATTTTTTCAGATTCTTTCTTATCGCCTTTTGCAATTTTCTTTGCAGCTCTTGCGATTGTTTTAATTTCTGGAAGAACGACACTGAGTGTTTGTTTAGCAGAATCTTTTATATAACCCCAACCAACACCTCCGCCGCGGGCAGTTTTTCCTGCAATTTCTGCTTTAATAGATCCATAAGCGCTATTGTCTTTAACCATAAGGTAGCCGTCATCGTATTGAATAGTTCCACCTTTTGAAGACCATATATCACCACGGCCTGATTTTATCGATTTAGCGGCAGATTTTAAAACCTTATAGTCATCTGTATCAGGCGGAAGTTCAACATTTAGTTGTTTCGATTTCGCGGTCTTATTTACTTTCTTTAATGAAATAGCAACGCACTCACGGTTTACAAAATTTTCTAATATAGACTTTTGTAATCCACGAACCGTTGCAGTATTTAAAGACTTAACATTGAAGTTAGAACCTACTGCCCAAATATCTCCTGGGTTCCATTTATCATCAGTAAATTTTGGAAAGTCATTATTCTTAAACGCGGTGTCTTTAGCAGCATATATTGATTTCATCAATTTAGAATCACGGTGAAATACCATTCCTCTTTTGATATAACCTTCTTTAATTAAAAGCTGCGAAGAAAGATACGAACTATTTTTCCATGCATCGTCAATTTCTAAAATTTCTTTAAGAGATGTTTTACCAACATCGACCTTTTTAAACGCTTTTGATAAAACTTCGTCCGTAAAATCATCAATAGGTGTTGATACTCCCAAATCAAGCATTGCAACACACCATACACACTGTGCAGATTCTGCTATAGCCGTTTGCAGAGTTCCTCCACCCGCACCAGATCCTCCTCCACCAAATGGCGCAGACTTTTTCAATTCTGTAATTTTTATCGAATTGCCTTTAGCGTCTAACACCGCAAATATACTACTATCAATTTCGTATTGATCAATTGCTTTCATTGCAGCGTCAATATCTGCTACAACAATTGAACCACCTTTTACAAGTTCAAGTGGCTTTTTAGCTTGTATTAGTTTACGAAGTATGTCAGTGCGCGCTTCGCCTGTTTTAGAATTAGGTTTTCCTAATTCTCCTGAGCCTAGGTTAGTACCTTCGTCCAGAAAGATATGAAAAGATTTTAAATTAAGCATATGTCTCGATCATCCGTGTTAAATCACCATCCGAAATATTTACGCCTGATTGTATTGTTCCAGCTTGCATGTTAAGTGCTCGGGAAAGTTTACGTAAATTCGCAGTTTGAGATGACTTTCCTTTTCGAAGTAAGTCAACTGTCTTTTTGCGAGTTGCTGAATCTAAATTTAAATCACCGTCTAATTTAATCTTATCGACGATGCTTTCCATAAAGTCATAGATTTCAACATCTGTTGGATCGATCTCAATCATAAATGCTCGAGTACGTATTGCGCCATCAGGATCAAGCTTATCCATCTTCAAATTAGAGATGAAAATAATCTTACCTGTAAATTCAAAGTAGCGCGGAATCTTCCCATCATCAATAAGTTCTTGTGGATCTTCGTATTCGTCAGGCTCAACAACGTTTTTGCCCATTTTATTCCATACGAGTTTCCTTACCTTTTTCGTATCAGTAGCAGCTTTAAACATGTTACGTGCTTCCTGATCTTTTAATGCATCATCGGAATCATCAAACAAGACAATATCGTTTTGATACTTAAATAAAAGTGAATAGATACCAGCAGCAGATGCTGTACCAGTGTTTTTAAAGTAACCATTACCATCCGCAAGACCAATTTCTTTTAAAACCTTTTCTACAGTAAATGTTTTACCAATACCACCTCGGCCTGCAATAAAGAGCGCATTAGATGCACCAGATGCAGTCATTTTAATTAGATTTTCAAGGTCAGCAAGTTGCTTATCGTACGTAAGTTTTTCACGGTTTGCTTCTAATTCATCTAGCTGAGGATCATGCGAATAAATTTCCTTTTTACTTCCTCCTCTAACACTTCCATTTACTACTCCGATTGCTGCAAGGATATTTGACTTCTGCGAAAGTAGTTTATTCACATCTTTCTTAGAACCTTTCCAAATATATTGTCTTCCAACCTTTTTAATTATTGCAGGATTTTGCGCCTCTAATTCATCAAAAATTTTGATACCAACAGACTTCCAAACTTTAAATACTTTTTGTTTAGTAAACCCAGGTGAGCTTACTAAACTTATCACGTTTGAATAAGCGTCTTCAGGATCAACCGCCGCTTCATTAAGTGCCTGAAGTTGATGTTCAGCGCTTTCTTTAAGAGATACATCAGTTGGATAGGATTGAAAAGGGCCTGATTTGATTTTACCACTCTTTAGCATATCGGCTAATTGCGGAAGTATTTGGACCAAAGATATCTCTCTTTCGAATGAAATATGATAGGTTGGTCCTTGCGTAGACCCATTCCACAAATCGATAGAAGATAGGTTATTAGCACTGGCACTACCTTTGTTAGTCCAATTTATTCTAAAGGATTCTATCTTTTTGCCTGGTATATAATACCTAAGGCCGTAACCTGCGCCAGTTGAATTTTTAAATTTTTCTAAACCTGCTGTTGCAAACATTTGTTTAATGCTTGTTTTTTTTCTAAGGTATTTTAAAATAATTTTAGAAGCTTTTTCTAATGTGCCTGTAGATAGTTCTTCTGTGATGTATTCTTTAAAGTCTAGCATAATTCCCATAGTGTGTTAAGTTAAGATACTTTAATCTATTTATAACAATAACAACTTTAATAATTCGCCCATTTACACTTTTTCCATTGGCTTTGTTCAAACCAGCGTATAAATAAACCACGCTCGCGGCCGTGTGCTTCAATCTCCCAAGGGTGATCATAGTAGTTTATTTTTTCCCACGCAAAAGGTTTACCTTTCCACTTACACAAATGAACATTGCCCGAAAAGTCTTTCAATTCACCTCGAGCATACTGCTTTACATGCACCATTTCATGCGCTACAGTTGAAAGCATATCAGTTAAAGATTGCGAAGAGTTAACACGCACTGTAAATTCACGAGGTCGATTACACGATTCGTCTTCCCATATGCAATCACCTGATAGACCATCCTTTTCATCAAGGTTATTAATTAAATGTATATCGACAAAAATCTTATCCTGTAGCCGCGGCATAAGATGTAGTCCAACCCAATGAGCAATGTCGCCTGACATTTCGCGTTTCTTTGATCCAGAACCTATAACCGTAATAAACACTATATCTTAAATGCTGAGAAGTCGTTATTGTTTACAGGCGCGGATGTAGTAATTTCATCGCTCGATAGTGTTTGAGCAGAATCTTCTACATCGTATAAGCGCATTTTAGCACGATCAATACCAACAACAAACCGTTTATCTTGTGTAGGATCATTATAGCGATTCTTCAATTGTTTCACCATAAGCTGATTCATACCTTCAAGTTGTTCAGTAGATATCAGTGCAACCATTAAGTCTGCAGTTGCTGGTAAACCAAATGATTCTGAAGTATCAGTAAGTTCTACATCGGTATTGCCAAATCCAGTACGTGTAACTTGAGTCGCTGACCAGATAGGTACATTGTGTTCAACTGCAAGACCACGTAATTCTTCGGCAATAGCTTTAATGAGGGAGTAAGTATTTACTGAACCACTAAGGCCTTTTATCCGTGCACTACCACAAATATTAAGATAGTCAATATAAATTACATCTGGCTTAAAGTCTTTCTTAAGCTTAAGCTCATCTAAGAGTGCACGGAAGTGACCTACGTGGGCTGTTGCCGTAGGATATTCTTTGATGATAAGCTTGCCTCTAGTTTTTTCTTTGAGTTTATTGACCTTCGTATCAAAAAGTTGCTTAGGCAAGCTCTCAAGTTGATCAATCGGCACATCAAATAGGTTTGCATCGATTCGTTCAGCAATCCTTTCTTCTGCCATTTCCAAAGTGATATAAAGCACGTTCTGTCCAGCGGCGAGATTGGCAGAAGCAAAGTGACACATCGCCAAGCTTTTTCCCACACCAGTACCTGCAAGTATAATGTTAAGTGTCTTATTTGAGACACCACCTTTGGTAATTGTATTAAACATAGAAAGATCAAATGGTATTTTGTCTTCCTGTAAATGATAGAAATCAAATCGTTTGTCTGAGTTTTCAAAATAATCGTGACCAACATTAGTATCAAAAGACACACTTAGCGCCTTTGATAAAATACCAGGGATAGCACCATCAGTAAGTTCCTCTTCCTTACCATCTATGATACCAATTGATTTTATGATTGCAAGATATACTGCTCTTTGCTTACACCATTCCTCGGTTGAGTTCAGTAGCCATTCTCGTTCCACTTCTTCATAATTTTTCAAGTCAACAATGAGATTATGAATATCATTACGATTGCTTTTATTTATATAATCAGACTTTTGGAACTCGACTTCTAGCGCTGCAGAGTTTGGAAGCTTATTATAATTCTGTAAAAAGGAAATGATAAGCTCATACACTGGCTTATGCTCGTTTTCAAAGTATTCTGCCTTTACATGAGGTAATGCTTTTCTGCAATATTCTTCATCATTCGTTATCGTCTTGAGTATCAGTGTTTGTAGGTTTGTCATTATTTATTTCATCTTCAAGCAATTGAGACAGTACGTCTCCCATAAAATTTTTGAAATCTGTAGATTTTTCGAGTTTCTTTTTCTTAAACTTAGGTGGCCAACTTTCCAATTTGAAATCAAATGTCAATTTAGCTTGATCATTTTCAGGATCTTCGCTTACTTTGACTTTGCCATAAGTGTATATTACATCCTTGTATTTGCCTTCTTTAACCTTTAAAGCATACAACTCGCTTTGATCATTTTCTACGAATTGGATTGTTTTACCTATATCAATCATTTTCAACAGATGGTTTATATTCGACTTTATCCTCTTCTAGCATTGCGCCGTGAGCAACCTTGTATCGGTTTTCAATCGCTGTTTCAAAGTCAGTAGAGCTAAAGACTTTGGTCCAGAATTCTTCAGTCATTGTCTGTGCTGCTCTAAGGTTTCCACTCAATTCTTCCTGTGTTGCAGGATTCATTGCCATATACCAACCATTTTTAGGTTTAACAACATAGCCTGTTTCAAGGGCAAGATCTAATAGACCTGACCACTTCTCGATACCTCCGTCCCAACTTACGCTAATTGGGATCTTAGACTTCTCCTTTACAAAGCGAGACTTCTCGATATTAATGATGAAGTGATAACCTGAGATTTCAGTGCCAGTCTTTTCTTGGCGACGGCCGATAATCCATACATCATTAGCAGAATACATGACACCTGTTCCACCAGACACTACGGCCCTTGAGAACATTTCTTGTGTTTGATACGTATGATTTACTGCAAGAAGTGGAATATCCTTTAGAGTCAAGAACGGTGTAATCATTCTGAATAGACCCTTAAGAGCTTTTGCTCGTGTCATATCTGCAACTGACTTCATATTCTCAGCATCATCGATTTCCTTCTTCGATGCAATATTACCAATAGAATCAATCACTACCATTACTTTATCCTTACGATCGATTTCAGTAAGTTGGTGAACCAAATCAAATTTAAGTTCTTCAATGTTAGTAACAGGTGTGTGTAGTACACGAGTTGTATCGATACCGAAACTTTCAAAGTATGATTGTGGTGATCCAAACTCTGAATCATAGAACATGAGAACTGCATCCTTATGCTTCTTCATATAAGCACCTGCCATCAAAAGGGCAAACGATGTTTTAAAGTGTTTACTTGGACCTGCTAACACTGTTAGCCCTGATGAGATACCACCTTTAGTGGAACCAGAGAGTGCGACGTTAATCATCGGCACTGAGGTTGAAGTCATTTCCTTTTCGGAAAAGAACTTTGATTCTGAAAGAATTTCAGCACCGGCTGTGCGGCTTGATTTTTTTAGTTTTTCTAGTAGTGACATAAGTGTATTTCTTTAATTTGTTATAGCTATATTATACCATATCTATGGTCATTTGTACACCATTAAATGAACGATTCAATGGTCTGTGCTGCCTCTTCATAATCTACGGTATATGCCTTATTGTCAAACACTGCAAAATCAGCCTCTCTGGTGTCTAGATTGCCTCCAAGCCAGTCTAGAATGGACTTTGCCATGTCTTCTGCAGTAGTTACTGGCACGTTTTGACATATCATATTTAGGTTTTTTCTTCCTCCTTGAAGCTGAAAATCAGAAGGCATTTTCATAATTGCTAAGCATTCGCGAATTGTAAGATACCGATCTTCATCTGGGTGTGTTAAACATGTAGGCATATGTCCTACAAAAGCACCAATGTAATCCTTTGGAATTTCTGTAGTTTTTCTCATGATGTTACCGCCAGATTTGAGTTTCTTATGAATCTCTAAACAGCGTGTAGCTTGTTTGTCAAACCCGTTCAGTGCCATCCATTCAGAAACTTCGTCATATTCAATACCGCGGTTTTCTAAATAATCGAGTGGATTCGTTGTCCTTTCGATCTTTTCTTGAAATTGTTTGTGCGTAATTCCGCCTTCAAGTTCTTCCAATACGTATTTATAGAAAGGATTATCTGAAGGTTTATTTTTATTCGTAAGCTCGTTCATTGGATCATCTGCAGAAACAAAAGCATTCCGAATAGTATCTTCAATCTTTTCGTGAGGTCTTTTGAAAAACTGCATATGAGGAATACGATTACCTTGCCAAAAGAAATAGAATGCTCTATCGCGGGTTTGACTTAGTCCGTGCAATTTAGATTTTGTCTTATATAACGACATGGTATAGCCGTTTTCTTTAGCGATCTTTCTTAGCTTTTCAACAATAGGTGCACCCATTTTAGATGCAAGCCTTGGAGCGTTTTCTCCCCAAAGGACTTTAGGCTTTACAGATCCTAAAACATATTTTGCTGATTCAACCATCCAATCATTTGCTTTGTTGTCTGTAGAGGATGATGGACTTAGCGAAGATAGACCAGCACATGGACACACCGCATTCACAACATCAACATAATCGGTTCTACCACTACCTTCGTCGATGACATGGTATGGTACTTCGTTTTTGTAGTGTTCTAACATCTGTGAATCATTCGCTGCGAATGGTGTATATGATAAAATGTACTTAGGTCTTTTACCAAAAACATTCTCCATTGCGATTGTTTCACCTCCAATAAGAGGAACTATTGATGCATAACTATAACTCATACTAATAGGTCCATTTGGCTATCGTTAAAATATTTTTGTATAGTTTCTATTTTAGAATCTAACGCGTCGACTTTTTCTATCTTTAGTTCGATTTCAACACCAATGTCTGGGTGTTCGCCTATTGCTACTTGGTTTGTCAAGTAAGTATTTAAATCAGCGAGTTCGATGTCTCGTTGACCTTCTAGTTTTTTCAATATTCCTTTTAGGTGTGCACTCATATTTTGTTTTCTATGTTTTTCATTATTTCAGCAAACGTATAGTCTGCATCTTGGTGTAGTTTATAAAATTCGTAGGCCTGATTCCTCATTTCATTTCTTTTTTCAGGTGACTCTCGAAGATCTAGCATTTGGTTTAATGTTTCATCAAAATTATTTTCATCAAACCAGATTGTTCCTGAGTTTTCACAATCAGTAAACTTTTTTCCATAGTGACGGTGGGTGCAAGCATCACCGTACTTTTTATTAAAGACAGGAATTGTACCAGTGCATACTACTTCGCAGTGCGTATACTCAACTGATCGTTGAATAAAGTGTTCTTTCATACGAGAAAGTTGATAGCCAAAGCCCACCTTTGACATTCTCTCAAGCATTTCTTCTTGAATGTATGGACCAAATACCTGAACATTTGATCCATAAGATTCAGACAAATCGTATTCATTAGGGTCTTCTGCAAGCAAATTTTCAAATTCAGATAGCTCTCTAAAACCTAAGAAAGCAGGCGAACGTTCGATGCCTTCATACGTAGTAAGCATTTCATTTGGCATTAAATAACCATTATGAAATTTAAACATTTCTTGATAACCTTTCCATGACGTAGTTCTACCAATCCACTTATGGTGTAGCTCATCATCACAACCGTTTTTCCAATATTTTTCTTTTATCTCATCGAAATACATTCCTGGCTGAAATGCTACAATGGGCGTTCCTTCTTCAGCACCAAACAAATCTACCTTTGGTCCAACTAAATTACCAGCGTACTTTGCAAAGTCGTTGGTTGTTGAATGTACAAATATAATATTAGCTTTTTGAATAGCTTCATCTAACGCACCATTACGGCGAATAGATTGCATAGCGTGGTCATGCTGAATCAACGCTACTGGTATTTTTATTTCACTTAACATCCGTTTAAAGTTTTCAATCGCTTCTTCCTTTAAACTCATTGCAGGTAAAGAGTTAATAATAGCAATATCTGCTTTATTCACTTCTTCTATCATGCTATTCACTTCTTCGTCTTTAGCAAATTTTAGCTGATGGATGTTGTCAGTTTTGTGTGCATTCTTTCGTGTCCAAGATTTATCTTTAGATGCGTACACACTATAAGAATACCCGTGTTTTTCATAGAATTTACATTGCTCTATTGTAAATTTTGTTACGCCGCAACCTTCAATTCCTCGGCCCATGATAATCGCTATCCTTTTCATAATTTTACCTTCCTATTGCCATTAACCAGCACACGGCTACACCGAGTGCTACAAATAACGCTATTGTCATATCAATTGGTATCATTTTGTTTCCACTGAAATAACTTTATTTTCTAACCATTGGGTTCTATCACCGTAATTAAACTCATCGTGCAGAATAAGTTTTTCCATGATATCATAGACAACATAATCTACGTCTTGGCCTTTAGAATCGTTGATGTATAATTTCGCTCCACTATCATCTTCGTGGCGAGCTACAGAATAGACTTCATCTTCTATTTTTGCTTCAAAGGTGTATATGACTTTGCTATACACTTCCTTTGGCTGTTGTACTATTGTAATATCCATGATTTTATTTATTGTTTTATAAGTAAGTAATTTTTATGCCAGCTTCGTCAAAAAGATTCTTAGCGAGTGTGCACGATTTGCTCCATCGCGGATCCGCAGATTTATGCATCACCACTTCTTTCACACCAACTTGAATTAAAGCTTTTGAGCATTCGTGGCAGCAAGGCAATCCATGAACATAGCACGTAGAACCTTCTAACGAAACGCCTGTTCTAGAAGCGTTATAGATTCCATTCATTTCTGCATGGACTATCTTTTCGTATTTAGTTTCTCTATCGTCGTAATCCAACGGGTCGTCATCGATACCTCTAGGGAAGCCGTTATATCCTTGAGATAAAATTTGTCCTGAAGTTCCTACGAAGATTGCTCCGCAAGACGTTGAAGGATCTTTCGACCATTGCGCAATATCGCGAGCAAGATCGATATATCGTTTATGCCACTTATTGCCCATTAAATGTATCTCTTAAATTCATCACCCTGCTAACGTTATCTTCTAATCCTATTAGGTGAAGATTGCCTGAAAGAATACACCTTCTTTTTTCTACAAAGCTTGGTAATTGGGTATGTAATAAGTCAGAAGGCCAAAGAATAAATCTACCTTCTTTAATATCATTTTTATATTCTTCCTCTGCATTTGGATAAGTACAATATCTAGTTGGTTCGTGCACTTTAGGATCACATTCAATATACCATACGAAAGACCAGTTGGCGCCAATTTCCCAAGAGCCATGATTATGTAATCCATGGTATGCCTGCTTGGAGGTTTGTTGAGTCCATATATTTTCTAAAAATAAATCCTTTGCACCTTGGTCTTTAGCCCATTGGTCTAAATTAGTTCCCATATGTTTTATTACAAACTTATGCCATATCTCACATCTTTTTAGGTTATCATCTGTATCAAACTCTGGCTCTTGTGTATGATAATCGGTTAACATACCTTGGTCGTCTTTTTCAAGATATCTGTGGCGCGTCAACCAATCACATATTTCAAAATACTCTGCCTTACTAGCATCGCTATCGAACTGATAGAAGCGTATAGGTTTGAATGGTTCTATTGTTTTATAATTAGTACTCATTAGCTTTTTCTCGGTTTAAAAAATCTTTGTTAGGCTTTTGGCCTTCGACGCCGCCGCGGGTATAAGCGCCAATAAAGGATGCATAATTAATTAAGTCTTTACAAGAATCTTCAATTGATTCAAAGTTTTGTTCGTAGTTAGGATCTTTTTCCATTGCTTCAACTACAGAATACATTCGTAAAACTTTAGCGTAAACAATGTCTAATATAGTAAGAACACCGCGTGGGTAGTAATCTGCCTGTTTGATCCACGATTCTTTGTTTTGGTAATCGTCTGATTTGCGCAATTGCAAAGCTATTGCTTCATTAATAATTTTAATTGATTCTTTATCCATTCTTTTCGTCTTGTATTTCATGATTGCTTTTAATTAAATTGAAGTGTCTTTCGTATACGTGCAGTGAACCAACATTCCAATAGATTTTACCAAGATCTACTTTCAGTTCGTGACACACCATATCAGCCATGTACTTTTGCCAAGCAAAATCGTTGCGATAACCAAAAACTACATCGTTACTACGCATTTGAACAACTACTTCGAGTTTGTTGTCGCGGATCATGTATTGAACTGCATTAGTGCAAATAAAGTCAGACATGCCGTTTTCATCGTATTCGTTCCAAATTGTTGGACGGGTGTAAACCATAACTGCACGGCGTGAGTCAGGATTTTTACGAAGTTCCATTACACAATTCTGATACTGATTATGATTCTTAGAACTAAGCGTAAGGTAACCATAGTTAGAATTAATCTTACCACCTTTATCGGATATCATTTGCCAAATTTTAGGAACATCACCTTCAATATCGTTTACGTTAAGAGATTCAGATAGATACCAATCTAGTTCGCGCTTGATATAGTGTTGATTAGGTTTACCAAAGATGGTGGGTTCATCTGCTTCAAAAGAAGCGTTAACTATTTCTATAGTTTTTACACCTGTTTTATCTGTAACATAAAGATCGTTTATGCATTTTGATTTAAACAGATTTCGTATGTCTTTTACTGTCTGTAACATGATAGATATTATAACACACTTTGAGGCAATTGTAAATACTTTTTATCCAAAAGATACCAGCCTCCTTGGTCTCTTCCATACTTTTCTACATCTTCTACAGGAATCATTCCTTCACACGTGAATTTTAAAGTTTTTCCTATGTGCGGTACATAATCGTTTAAAACTATATTCTGTTTAAACCCTATAACGTGCGTAACTTGTCCTAGCTCTACCGATTCTTTATTAACTGAAACACTATAGTTGTTGGACCAGATTGGACGACACTTTAAATCAATCAAATGATTTTCGTCATAAGCCCAATCGTGTCTCCATTGATAAGATTCACCTTCAACTTTATCAAGAGTTTTAAGTTTACCTGCAGCTTTAAGTGTTATCTCTAACGCCAATGCATTACAATTAGCACGGCTAGAATAACTTCCTTTTTTGAATTCGTTATCGATTTGATTAATTAACCAATCGTCAATAACATATTCATGTGTGTCTATAATCTTTTTTATTTCTTTAATCATGTTTTAATACTTCTAATTGCAAAGTCAATTGCGCGGGTTGCTTCAAGTTTTACAGGACGATTTTTGTACCATCCTCCAGTTTCCATGTCAATTTCTCTTACAAGCCTTTCAACTTCATCTGCAGATATTGGATATTGCCTCTTAATCGCGTTGGCTGAAATGCTCATCATGATTTGATACATTTTGTGATACCACCCTGAAGAGCCAATTGTCATGTATTCGTTTACTAATGTTTTGTTTACGAATGGACAATCACGATAACTATTCCACACGATATCTGTATTCGTCAATTGCGTTTTACGATATTCATCAAGTTGTTTTTGAATTGCTTCAGGAAACTTGCCGCTAAACGAACTTGCGCTTTGATTTACGAAATGGTGTTTATCCATCAATTCGTCTGGATCAAGCAAAGGTGCGTTATGAGTAAAGATAAATTGATAAGAATCAGGATACTGCGCTGGTACATAATACATGCGCGATAAATCTTTAGTCTGTGGATCACCAAGAGAATTGAATTCTTGATTAACCGCAAACCAAAGATGTTTGATTTTATTTGCTTCTACGTGTTTCGTTAAAGGAAATACTATTCTGAACTTTGGCTTTTCTTTTGTCGAAGATGCTGAACTATAACAAATGAATCGATTTCTTTCGAATGTTTTGATAGCTTCTTCAAACGTGCCTTCGTACTCGTCGATGTCGAGTGCCACCCAACCACCCCACGAAAGTACATTGCGATTTGCTCTTGTAGTTTCTTTTTCGTAAACAGCAGGTGTGATAAGTGCGCTTCCATTTTTTCTTTCTCCTTTTTTAGGTTTATAACCTTTTTGTTCGCTAAGCGAATACAACAATTCCTCAAACTTTTCCCAAGTGGAAAAAGCCATTGTTCGATGAGTTTTGTTATCGAATATAGAATTGAATATTGTTAATTTATATTCCACTAATGTTTCCGTGATTTCCTTTGTGATTTGGCGACTGCCAACCATCTGGCTTGATCAAGTCTGGTAACCCATAAGGGTTAGGCCGTGTTTCTTTAACTCCTACCATTTTTAACATATTAGCTGATAGAACTTCGTTCCACGCTTTATGCCCATCTACATCAAATAGATCCAAAGTGCCAATTGCTACAACACATAAATCAACGAGTGCATCAACTGTTTCCTCCGCGTCTATTGGTATACCAGTCTTAGTTGCTTCTTGCAATTCTGTTAATTCCTCTTTTAAGAAATTAACACGAAACTGCAGAAAAGCCTTTAGCTCTTGGTTACTTAGTTTTTTCATTGCCTCATGAATGCCATAGTGATTATGCATTTCATGAATGTCTTGTGTCCAATCTTTACTCATTATCTGTATATTATACCATACTTTTTGTTATTTGTAAACCCTAAAATAGGAATTGCTGTAAATCCGCTCTAGGTTCGGCTGACCAACCAATAGCATTGAGTATGATATCCATTGGGTCAATAAAGGTCTTTTGAAATTGTAAGTTGTAGTCGATGTATTTATGAAGTTCTAATTCGTCTGGTAAATAATCCGGGAACGCAACTACATTTTCTTGAATAACATTAGGAACTAATAAATAGATAAACTTGATTTTATCGCCATTTTGAATCAATTGGTATTTCTTATCTAAGCCTTTTGCTTTTGTATAGTGATTGTAGAGTAACGCACCACGACAATGGATAGGTGTACCTTTACGGTAAATCAATTGGTTGTCTGCATAACCTGCAACATCAGTTACACCACGAGGGAAAGCGATTTGATCAGGTGAAAGAGTTTTAAAGTGTTCTTTGAAAAGCGCAATAGCTTCTTGTGTTTTACCTTCATCACCAGTCACAATAACCTTAAATAGGTTTCTCATAGCATCACGACACGGCATTGGCGTAGAAGACTTAACTGATTCTAGACCCATGATCTTAATCTTAGGTTCAGCGTATTGAACACCTTCGTTGTTATGTACATTAAGGATGTAGCGTTTCTTTGCAGTCCAAATACCACGATCAGCAATAGCTTCACGTTTCATAACCATACGATTTGTAAAGGCATTGCTCGCAATTGCGAATTCTTCAAAGGCTTTATCAAGCATAGGTTCAATAGCTTTAGAACCAAATTCATCGAGGAACGATACAGGATTATTAGGCTTAAACTTTTCAATTAGATCACTTACACCAACGTAAAGTGAATCAGTATCCATCGCAATAACACGATCTTTTTCTTCGCCAATGAAGTCATTAAGAAAAGTGTTTACCTTTGTTTCAGCATATTTGATAACCTCTTGGCCAGTCAACGTAATCCCTGCGGCAATACGGATGTCAAAGTAACGAAAGTATTTGTTACCCATTGCACCATAAAGAGAGTTAAGAAGAATCTTAATCGCGGTTTGTAGGGTTTCAAGACGTGCGACCTGAGAAGATGTTTGTTGGTATTCCTTACGTTGTCGTTTAGAAATTGTTTCAAGTTTGTGTTTAGCTGTAAGCATGTCACCTTTAATGTTTACTCGCTTAGCATACAACTCTTCAACAATTTCAGGAATAATACCTTTCTTATCTTTACGAAATACTGCACCATTAGACGCTTTAGCACCATCAGCATCAGTAACACCGATTAAAGTTTCAGGCGACATGTTGTATTGCACAATGAGATTAGGATAAAGAGAATTCAAGTCAAAGGACATTACCCAATCATGCATTCCTACGTGAGGTTCTTTTACGTAACCTCCAGGAAACTGCTGTGCAGCGTGATCAACTGCAGGCAAAATTGCAACTTTAGATCGTGCTAGCCTACGGAAAATAATTGAGTCCCATATCGCGGTTGTACCGAGTGTGTCTTGATAGTTTACACCACCGAGATACGCCATAGTCAATACCAACGTAATAAGGCCAAGCTTCTCTTCCATACGTTCGATGAGCTCAACGTCTTTAATGTTGTAGTCAACAAACATTTGAAAGTCTGCATCATACAAGTCACGAAGTGTACCAACCTCAGAATAGTCGAGTTTCTTTTCACCAAGTACTACACTTGAAATATGATTCAACG